GGTGTGGATGTCGCGAAATATAGCTGGCCCTACAATGAATTTGAAAAGTATAGATCTGTTAGGTCTGTAACAGAAGATAATATTAAGTATATGATATTTAAAAATGAATCAGAAAAAATCAAACATCCAGAAGTACAGAAGCATATCAACAAGGCAGCCCTGTAACGCAGCGCAATACTGTGCTGAATTAGTCTGCATCAGAAAAAGAGAGCGAGACAACAAGGGGAGTCTTGAGTTTAAGTTTTGGAATAAGTCACAAAAAGAAGAATATGAAACCCAAATCAGGTTAGCGTCTAAACTAATTAAAAAATACGGAGACAAATCTCTAGTATCTTATTTAAATGGCCCAAGTGGTAGAAACGTTTACTCCTTGGGCTTTTTGCACAGTTCTAAAAAGTTTGTTTTAATCACTAAGTTTGTAGAAGCGGGCGTTGCAAAACGATCCGAAGAGGTTAAAATAGAAGCAGAGAAACCAAAAAAGGTTATAGAAATATCAGAAGATGTAGAGTACAAGCCAAGAACAAAGAAGAAAAAGAAAACATTAATGTCAAAACTTAGGGATACCGATGGCAAAAAAGAAAACTCCTGAATATTTGAAAAGTCAAATAAAAGAATACGGAAACATAATCAAAACAGGCACAGAGGTGCTTAAAGAAAAGAGCGACTACAAAGTAATTTCTATCAGTCCCGCTATTGATATAGCGCTAGGCGGTGGAGTTAGAGAGGGCTGTTGGGTTACTCTTACAGGCGATCCTAAAAGTGGTAAAACAACAACCGCTATGCAGATCGCTACCAACTGTCAAAAGGAGGGTAGACCAGTCATCTATCTAGATGCGGAAGGTCGTCTTAAAGATATGAATTTTCAGGTAAACGATTTCGACCCTGAGAAAATAGAGGTTATTGCACCAGAAGATAAACCTTTACCGGCAGAAGAGTTCTTAGAAATGGCCTACAAAATGATGAGCCATCCAGACTATCAGGGAGCGATTCTGATAATTGATTCTATATCTTCTTTGATTCCCGCTAAAGAATTAGATGGAGACTTTAGTCCGGGGCGGGCGGGGCTACCAAAGATTTTGTCCATCTTTACAAAAAAGATTGGACAACTTCTACCAAGGCAACGAGGACTTGTTATTGCCATAACTCACTATATCGCAAACACAGGGGGGTTTGGTAAGGCAAAACTTTCTGATGGCGGTAACAAAATTCAATATCAAGCAGATACTAGAATGGAAATTGCGGGTGGTGGTGAAAAAATCTCCGCAGTAAAACCTTGGGAAGATGCTAGCAAGAATAGAATTGGTCAAGTAGTAAACTGGAAAATTATTTGTTCTTCGATGGGACCGCCGGGAGGACAGGTGCAAAGCTATATTAGATATGGTCATGGTATCGACTCAACCCAAGAGGTTCTTCAGTTGTCGCTAGACTTGGGTTTTATTGACAGGTCTGGAGCTTGGTTCTCTTGCCCATTCTTAGAAACAAATAAAGAACTTGCTAAAGAGGTTGATCCAGATGTTGATGTAGAAGATGCTGAAAAACTTACTAAAGCTTTTAAGTTTCAGGGTCAAGACAAGGTTTATAGCTTTTTAAACAGAAACCCTAAACTAGTAAAGTCTCTAGAGTCGATGATAAAAGAGGTCTTGGCTTGAAAGTAATAGGCTTAGACAGCCGAGAGTACAAATGGAACCCTAAGTCTGGAGGTGGAAAGAGATCTAAACTCCACCAAAAGGCGAAGGGTCTGCTTGACTCTTGCTATCCGTATGATAGAATACTAGAAGAGGTTAGTCTTCCGGGGACAAAAACCATAAGAAATAAAAACCTACGTGCTGACTTCTATATACCTAATAGAAATTTGGTTGTAGAAGTTCACGGCGAGCAGCACTTTCGTTTTAATGCTTTTCATTTTAAAGACAAGTTGTCATTTTTTAAATCGCAGGCAAGGGACAGAAATAAAGCAGACTGGTGTAAATTAAATGAAATACGGTTAGTTCAGTTAAACTACAACGAGGACATAGATGAGTGGCGAAACAAGATTGAATGAGTTTCTACAAGCGATTGAAGATTGGAAAAGCTCTAAGTATTTAGCTACAGTAGACCCTCCAGAAGAAGCTTCTATCGCCCTAAACGCTAGTTCTGAGACGATGAAATCTTGGAGCGCAGAAGTATGTAACATATATTCTTTTAAGCTTTATGCTTACGCAGAGTATGTTGAAACAGAAAAGACTAGAGAAAAAAACACTTTAGAGTGGGCAGAGTCTTCTATTTGGTTTATAATAGGTAGCGTAATGAATCAATACGGGGGTCAATATTCAAAATGGCAAGAAAAGTATTACTCTGCAATAAAAGAAAACCCTCTTGCATCCGAGATACTAAAGATTAAAAACCATGCAGAGGCTAGAGTTAGAACACTAGAGGGTAAAAACAGTAGAGTTATTAAGATGGCAGAAATATTAGCAAATATGGCTAGGAGAAAATAATGAGCGAAGATATTATAAAAACGCTGGTAAGTATAATGACCCCAGAGCAAAAGGCTGAATTAATTAGCAAGCTCCAAGATCCAGATTTACCTCTCGATAACACGGCGTATCAGCAAAAGGGAAAGCAGGTTATTTTAAAAGAACAGTCCAAGCCACCTAAAAGTACGGCAGTGGATGTGGATGATTTTACAATGACAAACGATAAGGAAGGTCCAAACTCTACACAGGTGGAAGTTAAGAAAAGGGTTAACTTATTTAGCGATGATGGAACGGAGCATAAAGACTCTTTAAACAAAACCCCAGAAGTAACCCCCACAGAAAGAAAAAGACAACCAGTAAAAAAAATACCACAAACATGTTCAGGATGCTCTTCCGTGGTGCAGGTTCACCCTACTCATAAAAGAGAAAACTTCATCTGTGACAAATGCTTGGGGTCAAGGTCTAGATGACAAAGAAAAAGTTAGAAGATCTAGCGTCGGAAAGAGCCGTACTTGCGGCTCTTTGTCAATATGGATTAGATTGCTATCTAGAAATAGACTTTGTAGACGCTGATCATTTTACAAGTGACATGAATCAGCTTTTATATCACTGTATATATAAGTCTGTTTCAGAAAACTCTAAGGTAGAATTGGCATCTATACTTTCTGCCGCAAACAGTCTTGGGGTAAGTGAATCTATAAACAACAAAGAAGAGATGTCGTTTATAAGGTCTTTGTTTAATTTTCCTATACATAAAGAAAATGCAAAGTCTCACGCTGTAAAGATAGCAAAACTTAAATTAGCAAGAGATTTAAAGAAAACACTCAAGGCTTGCGAAAAAGAGCTAGACGCTACTAATGGCGATGAAGATATAATGGATCTTATATCCAAAGTAGAAGCGCCTATATTAGACGCTACTGCCGATATATATCAATCATCTAATAAGAAGACTGAAATTATTGGTGAAGATATTGATGATTATATTGAATACCTTTCTGAAAACGTATCTGAAAACGTAGGAATACCAACAGGGTTTCCTAGGTATGATGCAGCGATTGGCGGTGGATTAAGAAGAAAGTGTGTTGATCTCGTCGCCGCACGTCCCAAGGTGGGTAAGTCCATGTTTGGAGACGCTGTAGCGATGAATGTTTCTAGGCTGGGCATTCCTGTGTTGATGCTAGATACAGAGATGAGCAAGGAAGACCATCTTAACAGAATGCTTGCAAATCTTAGTGGTGTAGATATTAATAAGATTTCTACTGGTAAGTTTACAGAAAACCCGCTAGAAAAAGAAAAGGTTGAAAAAGCCGCGCAAGAACTCAAAGAAATACCGTATCACTATATAAGTATAGCTGGTCAGTCTTTTGAAAACATATTAGCGTTGATGAGGAAGTGGATTTATCAGCACGTTGGCTTTGACGAGTCGGGTGTTACTAATGACTGTCTTGTAGTTTATGATTATCTAAAGCTGATGGGGTCTGAAGGTATCAGTAGCTCAATGCAGGAATACCAAGTGCTTGGTTTTCAAATAACCCAGCTACATAACTTTATGGTTAAGTATGATGTACCCTGTTTGAGTTTTGTGCAGTTAAATAGAGATGGTATAACCAAGGAGTCTACCGATGTGGTATCAGGCTCAGACAGGCTTATATGGCTTTGTACGAGTTTTTCTATATTTAAGATGAAGTCAGAAGAAGAGGTCGCGGAAGACAAGATAGAAAACGGAAACAGGAAACTGGTTCCGGTTGTGGCTAGACATGGCTGCGGTCTTGACGACGGTGACTATATTAGTATGAATATGTTTGGAAGTATTGGTAAATTAGCAGAAGGTCAAACCAGAAATGAGCTTCATAATAATGCAAGAGCAAGAGAAGAAGGTTTTGAAATAAATGAAGAAATTGACACAGAATCAGATATTGACAGTGTGTGATAAGCTGGCAGAGCATATTCCTGAGATTCTAGAACATTTTGATATTGAAGGATTAGAGTACCCAAATAGGTATTCGTTTCCATGTCCTATTCACGGCGGGGATAGTCCAGAGGGCTGTAGCGTATTTACAGACGGAGACTCTGCCGTTGGTAACTGGCGATGTTGGACAAATCAATGCGAACAAGACTACCAAAGTAATATATTTGGATTTATAAGAGGAGTACTATCAAATAAAGATGGTAAAGACGTTTCCTTAAATGCAACGTATAACTTTTGTCTAGAGTTTCTTAAACTTGATGATTCGCAACTAGAAACCAAAGACCGTCAACCAAACAAAGAAGTTAAATTACTAGAAATATTTGAAAGAAAGATTGAAAGAAAACCCACTACAATATCTAGGGAACAGATACAGTCTACTATAAATATACCGGCAGAATACTATGTCAATAGAGGGTATAGAGAAGAAACCTTAAAAACTTTTGATATAGGCACATGTTTTGCAGAAAATAAGCCAATGTCTGGAAGAGTTGTTGTTCCTATTTACGATGAAGACTATAACTATGTAGGGTGTGTTGGGAGGTCTATTAACGACGAACTAAAGCCTAAGTGGTTACACAGTAAAGGGTTTAAGAAAAACGTTCTTTATGGATTCAACATTGCTCAGAAATTCATGGGAAGCAAAGGCGTTCTTTTTATACTAGAAGGACAGGGCGATGTTTTAAGAATGTATGAAGCAGGATTTAAAAATTCAGTTGGTATTTTTGGTTCTAGTATAAGTGATGACCAGCTATTAACATTAGAAAAAAGCGGCGCTTTAAACTTGGTGATACTCACAGACTATGACGAAGCTGGAAAAAAAGCCGCGAGCCAAATTGTCAAAAAATGCGGAAGAAGATTTAATTACTACAGACCGCAAATTTCTAAAAAGGACATTGGTGAAATGACCACAGAACAAATTCATGAAGAACTTAACCCTCAATTGGAGAAGGATAACTTAATATGACCACTAGAATTTTAGCGTTTGCTGGCAATAAGCAGTCTGGTAAAACGACATGCAGTAATTTTATACACGGTTATCAACTTAGATCTAATAATATAGTTAACGCATTTAATGTAACAGATAAAGGTGATCTTGTTGTTGATACAGAATTTATCGACTCTAAAGGAGAAAAGGAACAGGGACACGCTTTACTAGACGTAAAAAGAATAGATCTGGAGTTTGCTGAATGGGCAGTGTATAATATGTGGCCCTATGTAAAAAGCTATTCTTTTGCAGACCCCCTTAAAAATATCGCAACAGAGTTATTCGATATTAAGGAAGAGAATATTAAGGGTACTGACATACAGAAGAATGCTAAAATACCTATCCTTTGGGAGTCCATGCCCGGAATCATAAGCTGTCCTAAGTTGGCTAAAAATCCTCAGATAAAAAAACTTATTGATGATGGAACCTTTATGTATCACAAAAAGGGGAAAATGACAGGCCGGGAATTCTTGCAGTTTTTTGGATCAGAAGTATGTAGAAAGATTTACGAAGAAATTTGGGTTTCTAGGCTGGTCAAAGATGTAGAGTCGGAGGGTTCGCTACTGGCGGTAGTTGATGATTGCCGGTATCCAAATGAAGCGGAGGCCATTCAGAATGCTGGCGGTAAAGTTATTAAATTAACAAGATCAAACCATGAAGATTCTCATAAAAGCGAAAACGCATTTGATAAAGATTATGAATTCGATGCTGTTATTGATAATCAAAACATGTCTATAC